CTCTGGCCCAAGGACAATCTGAGTCTGCGGCTCGCCAAGCGGCTATGCAAACAGGTCTGGATCAGTTCCGTGGTGATTATGATAAAGCGAGCACTATTGCTAATATGCAACGTGGTCGTATTCAAGACGCGGTTATGGCTGGTACAAACCAACTTCAAGACACTATTTCGCAGTCTTCTACAGCTAATCAACAGGGTCTTTCTAATCTTGCTGGCGACGTTAGCAGAGTACAGTCTGATGTACAGGCTAACGCGGCACAGACTACTAAAGATTTTGCTGATGTAGCTCGTAAGATTACTGTAGGTTTTGATGATGGTACTCAGCAATCGCAGATGTTGCGTAATGAGTTCATTGATAGATTGGATACGGCTCGTAACATTCTTTCCGACCAGCAATTGAACATTGATGCTAATGTTCGTCAGAACTTTGAAACTCTGGTCAACTCTTTTGACGAGACTGGGCGTCTGATCACTAACAGCACAAACAATAACGGCGTACAAGTCGCTCGTGCTATTGATCAGCAAGGTAATCTGCTTCTCGCCGCATTTAATCAGGCGGGTCAACGAGTAGAAGATGCTTCGCTCAACATCAATGAAATGATGAAACAAATGGATATGTTTGGCTATGTAGCTGGTTCCAACGCAATGATGGGACAGACTACAGGTGGCAACGCTACAGTTTATTCTGGGCTAGCTTCGCCTTACTCATCCACTCGTTAATTAAAAAGTGAGCACCAGAGACACTATGGATGAAAGCAGACTACATAGAATCGAGAACAAACTCGACAAGTTAGCTGAGGCCGTGGTGTCTCTAGCTCGAATGGAAGAGAGAATGGTTACTCTCTTCAACCGGATGGAACGGTACGAGGGGCGTCAAGAAGGGTTGGAAGCAAGAATTGATGACGTGGAAAGCACGAACATCAAGAATGGAGCCACTCTTCGGTTTGCCGAAAGAGTATTTTGGGTGGTGTTAACCGCCGCAGTAAGTACAGGATTTTGGTATTTAAGATGATCCCTAATACAGTTTCACAGGACGGCCTTAACCTAGTTAAAAAGTTTGAAGGTTTGCACAAAGTCACCGAAGAAGGTGATGTTCGTGCCTACCGATGTCCGGCAGGTAAATGGACAATCGGATATGGGCACACACGGGGTGTTAAGTCTGGAATGCGATCTTCCGCTGATGACTGTGAAAGGTTTTTAGCGGAAGATTTGCATGAAGCAGGAAACGCGGTGAGAAGTGCTGTAAGTGTGCCTCTGAGCCAACATCAGTATGATGCACTCGTTTCCTTTGTTTTTAACTTAGGTGTTGGTAATTTCCGCTCATCTACCTTGCTCAAGAAATTGAATAAAGGTTTGTATGACGAAATCCCTGCACAAATTTTACGATGGAACAAAGCTCGCGTTGACGGTAAATTGACAGAGCTACGAGGCTTAACTCGACGCCGTACTGCCGAAGCGGCATTGTGGGCAATGGATGCTCCACTAGCCGGGCAAGAAGGTGGCGATCTTATGCCACAGAAACCCGTACAAGAAGCTGTAAAACCACTATCCAAGTCCAAGACTTTGGCTGGTGCAGGAGCGGCTGGTATTGGTACTGTAGGTTCTGTAATTGGCGATGCGGCCTCTAATCTAGAGGGCCTGATTGCTTATTCAGATTCTATAAAGATGGTGTTCCTAGCTCTAACGGTGGCAGGTATCGCGCTTGTTACCTATTCGCGCATCAAAGACCATAACGAGGGAGATCGATAGTGATCCCATTTATCGGCATTTGGGGGAAGATAAAAATTATTCTAGCAGGGGCTGTAGCTATGCTCTTGCCAATTCTGTACCTTCTTGGCCGTCGTGATGGCTCCAAACTCGAAAAAGGTAAAGCTGTTGAAGAGGCTTTGAAAACCGAACACGAGAGAGCGGATTTTTATAAAGAGATGGAGCAAGAAAGTAATGAAATTGAAAGTAACGCTCCTCGCAATCGCACTGAGCTTTCTAAGCGGTTGCGCGAGCACGGTTTATAAGACAGAGCTAGAAATCTACTGTCCGAACATTGTTGAGTACGACAAAGAGTTCAACAATAGATTAGCAGACGAAATAGAAAGCCTACCCGAAACAGACGGCAATCCAGCCATTGTTGACGCCCTTTCTGATTACGCCTCACTACGAGACAAGATTCGAGCGTGTCAAGAGGAAAGAGATAAACAGTAATGGCAGATCCAACTACAGCAACTGGACTCGTCGGCAACCCTATGGCCGCTGGCGGTGGTTCAGACCCAGTTACAGGTAATACGTCGGCTGGTACTTTTGTAGGTACCGGGTCTTCTGTTGCTTCAAACGCGGACTACGTTGGCGGAGTAAACGTCGCCAATACTTCTGCGGATATCCTAAACGATCCAAGCGGTTTTCTCGGCACCGAGGGTAACCTTGTCGCTAATACGACAATGGTTGATCCTAACACAGCCGGGACAAGCATCGACAACAATAAATTCACGATGGACGTGGACGGGCTACAAGGTTCCGCTGTAACAGGTACCGTAGCTCAAGCGGCTGGCGTAACTGCGCCTAACTCCGCTCAAACTTATACTGCGGCTTCAGCGGCTCCACAGGTAAATCTGTTAGCTAATAACGCAAATGCCGCTAACGCTACATTCACATCTCAAGCACAGGTTAATGAGCCTACGCTTGATATGGCTGGCCTTGCTACAGGTATTAACGCCGATGGTTCAACCAACGCGGTAGGCCAAGCGTTTAACGAGGTATATACTCAAGATTTCACTCGTATTGTTGATACTAGCACGGTTAGCGGCCAGTTACTTGCTCAGAATTTGGGTGAGGGTAACTACACTGATGCGAAAACTCAAATAACCTTCTGGATGGATACGTTGTCTAAGGACTTCGTAGATCCAGTTACAGGTAATGCAAAGATCCCATCATGGGCGGCGGCTTCACTTAAAGGCGTGAACCGCATGATTGCGTTTAAGGGTGTCACTGGTACAGCGGCTATTTCGGCTGTAGCGGCGGCTACAATGGAATCGATTATTCCTATTGCCTCAGAGCAATCTAAATTCTTCCAAACTCTCAGCGTAAAAAATCTAGACGCTAAAAATACTGAAGCTCTTAACACCGCAAATATTCTATCTAAAATGAATTCTGCGGATCTAGATGCTCGTATGACTGCGGCAATTACGAACGCTAAAAACTTCGTAACCTATGACATGACTAACCTAGCAAATGACCAACAGGTTGAGGTTATTAAGCTACAGTCTAAACAGCTTGCAGTAATGGAAGATACTAAAGCAGAGAATGTTTCTCGACAGTTTAATACAAGCTCACAAAATGACATGGACAAGTTCTATGATCAGTTGGGAGCTCAGATTGACCAATTTAACGTATCCGCTCGTAACTCTATGTCGCAATTTAATGCTGGCGAAGAGAACACAATGGAGCGTTTCAATCTTGAGCTAGAGAATAGCCGTGAGCAATTTTATAATAATATGCAGTACCAGATTGATGCCTCTAACGCTAAATGGCGTCAGACTGTATCACTAACCAACACTGCGGCATTGAATGATGCGGCGGCTGTTGATGTTAAAAATATTGTTAACCTCACTACAGAACAGATGAACCAAATGTGGGATCGTACTGACGCCCTGTTGGATTACTCATGGAAAGAAAGTGAGAATGAAAAGAACCGTAGGGTTACTATTCAGCAAGCTAAACTACAATACGACGCTCAGGTAGCGGCCGCTAACGCTAAGAAAGGCGGATGGGGCTCGGCTCTTGGTAGTATTGCAGGTTCTGTTCTCGGCAACTTTGCGGGTAGTGAGGCTGGTTCTGCGGCCATTGTTGGTATGTTCTCTGACATGGCTCTTAAAAAGAATGTTCAATTCCACAGTCAAAGTGACAGTGGTGTAAAATATTACACTTGGGAATGGAATAAAGTAGCCAAAAAGGTTGGCGCAGATAAATATCCTGCATTTGGTGTCATAGCTCAAGAAGTAGAGAAGATGTACCCGGATGCGGTGCGTCGTGGTGTCGAAGGATACCTGCACGTTGATTACGGGAAG